CAGGCATCGACAGGAACATCGATCAAAACTCCAGACTATGTCGAATCTCAAGCTGCACGCGGCCTAGCGTGGCACGCTGAAGGGAAGTCCGGCGACGGAGTCACGGATAAGACAATCCGCGAGGCTCGAGACATGGCCAACGGTAGCGTCTCCGAAGACAAAGTTCGTCGCATGGGTCCGTGGTTTGAGCGTCATCAATCGGACATGTCGGCACCAAAAAACAAACCATCGAACGAAGACTTTCCCGGTGCCGGAGCGGTTGCGTGGGCGTTATGGGGAGGCCCAACATCTGGCGACATCATGCTGGCCGCTAAGTGGGCGCAAGGCGAAGCCGCAAGGCTTGATCGGCTCGAAAAAAATAAGAATGCGTAATGAATACCCGAAACAGATCTAGGAGTAACACATGGATTTCAGGATCGCCGAATTTCTATCGCAACCATTACTGCTCGATGAGTCCCATGCTCGATGGCTGACATCGATGTTTAAAGCGCGTGGTTCCATTTCATCTGATTTAGGTGTTAATGACGTTCGCTTGATAGCAGAAAAGCAAGCATCAAACGCAAAAGCTCAGTCATCTCGCGTGACGGCAGTCTTGCCGATCAGCGGAATGATCGATCAGCGAGACTCGATGATGATGCAGATTTTCGGAGGAACATCTGTTGAATCATTGATCCAAGGAGTAGACATTTGCCTGAATGAGCCTCGCATTGGCGGAATTATCTTTAATATTTATAGCCCCGGTGGATCAGCCTACGGCGTTAAGGAGGCGGCAGATTACATTTACAATGCCAGATCAGAGATCGCGATGGTTTCGATCTCCAACTCGATAATGGCCTCCGCTGCATACTACATAGGAAGTGCCGCCAGTCGGGTTTACGCGAGTCCCAGTAGTGTCACGGGTTCAATTGGCGTTTACCTAGAGCATTACGACCAGTCTAAGGCTTTGCAGGAACAGGGCGTTACAGCAACGATTGTTCGCATTCCCGAGTACAAGGCGGAAGGTCACCCTGATGAGCCGCTGAGTACCGAGGGATTGGCTCAAATGAAGCATCGTTGTGCTGCAATTTACGAACAGTTTTCTGGAGATGTCGCTAAGTATCGAGGAGTCAGCAGAGGTACTGTTGACGAGGAGTACGGCATGGGAAGGACGCTGAATGCTTCTCAGGCGTATTCCTGCGGAATGGTAGATAAGGTCGCAACTCTCAGTGAAGTGTCGGCAGGAATGCGTACAGGCTCAATCATGAGGTCTCTTGCTCAGTCATCGAAAATGGGACTTGCTGTTGATTCTGTGATGGCAAGAAATAGGATGAATGCCATTACGAGCGGTTGGTGAAAACAATTGTGCTTGACACGATTTATAGCTTATGGCTATTCTCGATGATGACAACTTGAATAATACGAATGTGAACCGGAGTTCTGTTGAACGACGACCATTCGGTAAACTCTCTAATCTGCTGTTGCAGACGCGAAGTTTTAAACCGTTCAGATACCAACTGTGTCTGCGGTGGTAATCGCGTAATGCACTTCGCAAGCCCGATTCCACTGCTCAATTAGGGGTAGATCAAATGAATCGCGAACAACTCGCGGCTCGACAAGCCGAAATCAAGTCTCAGATGATTGCGTTGCTGGCAGATAAGCCGACATTGTCTGCTGAAGAACAAGCTCAGTTTGATTCGCTGGTAAGCGAAGCGAATAATGTTGAAGCTAAAGTCGCAGAAATTGCTGCGGCAGAGGCTCAATCTAAAGCTAATCGCGATGCAATCGCCAGCATGAAGACTATTACTACTCCAAGGCGTGTGGAACAATCGGATGTCTATAAGACGCCGTCCACACAATCAGACAATTCTGTAAGCATTAAATCAGAGGTCATGACTCTTGACGAAATTAAGAGCCGCTTTGCAGGATGCCCCGAGCAGAAGCCGATTGTACTGAACGCCAAAAACGGAGGCTTCCGAAACCTTGGCGAGCAGCTTGTCGCAATCGCTTCTACTGAGATTTCAGGAGGTCATTCGCATGACCCTCGGCTGCATTACGGAACGAGTGTTCCGCAAATGGTTATTACTGGTGCTGGAGCTTCTATCCCAAGTGATGGAGGTTACTTAATCCAGAAAGATGTCGTCACAGAATTGACTGACAAGTCCTACGGCGGCGACGAAGTTCTTTCGCGTGTCCGCAGGTTCAGTTGTGGCCCGACAAGTGATGGACTGACAATGAACTTGGTTGACGAAACTAGCCGTGCTAGCGGAAGTCGCTGGGGAGGTGTGCAAGTCTATTACGGTGCTGAAGCGGATTCTGCTACTGCGACAAAGCCTAAGTTCCGTCAAACGAAATGGGAACTAAAGGACGTGATTGGATTGATGTACGCGACGGACAGGCTGCTTGCAGACGCTGGCATGCTGGCCAACGTGTTCACTGAAGCATTCGGTTCTGAACTTAGATTCTTTGTCGGCAACGGGATTATCAATGATCTCGGTGGTGGCCAGATTCTTGGTGTGCTGAATTCTGATGCGTTGGTTTCTGTTGCAAAAGAGACTGGGCAACCTGCTGCGACGATTACATTCGAGAACATCAACAAGATGTGGTCACGAATGTGGTCTCGGTCAAGAGGCAATGCTGTTTGGCTTGTTAATCAAGATTGCGAGCCAGCACTTGACTCTATGGTGGTTCCTGTGGGGACCGGAGGAGTTCCAGTTTATCTGCCTGCTGGCGGATTAGCCGGAACTAGACTGGCGTCGCTAAAAGGTGCGCCAGTTATCCCAACAGAGTTTAATAAGACTCTTGGTACTAAGGGTGACATCCTCTTGGTTGACCTGTCTCAGTATCTGTTGATCGACAAAGGTGGGCCTCAGTCTGAGTCCTCAATCCATGTTCGGTTTATCAACAACGAGAAGACGTTCCGGTTCATCTACCGTGTAGACGGCAGGCCACTATGGAACACCGCTTTGACTCCAGCTCAAGGCTCTGCAACATTGTCTCCGTTTGTTGCCCTGAACACACGATCCTAATTCTGATCAACATAAACTTAACTTGGAGATTAAATAATGCCGCTTACGATTTTAACTCAAAGCGCACACATTGCGATGGGACTTGCCCCAGTAGCAGATGCGTTTAGTGGTACTGTGCGTTCAGACATCTTCAATATGAAGAATTTTTCTGCATGTACTTTCATTATCATTAAAGGTGTTGGAACAACTGGAACTTCCACAATCACCGTGAACGCTTGCGACGATACCAGCGGAACAAACAGGACCGCGATTCCGTTCAGGTATCGAAAACAATCAACAGCAGATACATGGGGTGCCGTGAATACTGTTACTACAGCAGGATTCGATACAACGGCAGGAAGTGCGCAGCTCTACGAAATCATCGTAGATGGGCAAGAGCTTGGAGACACGGGATATCAGTATGTTGAACTCACTGCTATCGAAGTGGTAGATTCCCCTGTTGTTGGTTCTGTTCTGTGGGTAGGCAAATCCATGCAGCCACAGAATATTCCTGCGACAGCATTGACTTGATTTTTAACCAAGAGACGAGCCGCATTGCACTACATTGCAAGCGGCTTGTCATCTTATGAAAGGTAGTATGCTATGTCGAAGACGCATTTTCAGAGGGTTGGCGGACAGCAGTGGGTAGATAGTTTTTATCGACCTGTAACTCAAACAACAGGAAACGTAATCTATTGCGATAGCGTCACTGGTACAGCAGGTGGACCCGGGTTTTCGCCTGAAACAGCGTATTCGACAATGATCCTTGCGATGGGTGGATGCACAGCGTCAAACGGCGATGTCGTATTCGTTGCTCCGGGCCATACCGAGTCCGTAACCGCTGCGGCGGCAATGACTTTCTCTACGGCAGGAGTCACGTATGTAGGTCTTGGCCAAGGGCGTAATCGACCTGTCATCACGTTTTCTACGTCCACTGCGGCACAGATTGTTTTGTCAGGAGCAAACACGACGTTCAAGAACTTTGTGTTTGACTTCACTGGTATCGATGCAATTGTTGCTGCGATTAGCATCACGGCAGCAGATGTTGGTTTTGAAGATTGCGAGTTCATCACAAACAGTGGTACTGCGGGTGTTGTCTTGGGAATCCTGACGGCAGCGACTGCTGCCCGGCTAAGAGTTGAACGATGCCGTTTCCTAGGCGTCGCGACTAATACTGGTACAACAACAACAGCTTGCATTAAGCATGAAGTTGGCGTTGATTACCTCATTCGAGAATGCTACTTCACAGGCAAGATGACTCAGGCAATTCTTAATTCGACAACCGTTCTTAGAGGTCTTATCGATAGCAATCGGTTTGTCATCTCTACAGGTACGCTTGCGATTAGTGTTGCCGCAGCTTCAACTCCTTTTATTACCAACAACCGCATTAATGTTCCTTCTGGAACTGCACCCATAACGGCTGCTGCGGGCTTTGTTGCTGGAAATGTATATAGTGCCGCAGCAGGTGTGACTGCTGGCACGGCAGTCACTATCTGATGAGCTAACCTATAGCATGGGCTGCACCGCAGTGGTTCAGCCCATGCATTGAACAAGGGTATTCAATGGCTGGTTCATCAATGACATTTACTTACGACAATGGGATCAGCGGCACTGGAGCGCGCACTAGGATAAATACTGTAATCGCGGACTGGGTTTCGGATAGTGCTACTGGGGCTGTCTCTGGAACTACTCTGAAAGTTTGCGGCAAGCTTTTGCAAGCTGTTACAAAGCCCGGCGACAGTTCTCCTACTGATAACTACGACATCTCGTTAGCAGACAGTGACTCAGCAGACATCCTCGCTAATACAGACGCAACTCTAGCGAATAGAGACACAGTAAACCCAGAGACAGTAAACTTCTTCTTGAAGAATGTCGCGACTGCTGCAATTGCCTCTCATCCTATCGTATGCAGTACGATTACAATCTCAGTTACAAACGCCGGAAACTCAAAGAATGGGCGCGTGACACTGTACATGGAGGTTTAACGCATGTACACGATGAGCGGACGAAAGCCGTTTAGGCTATTACAACCAGCATGGCAATGCTTAAACAGGCCGTCTGCCGATCCTATTTCTATTGCAGAGGCCAAACTGCAATGCAGGATAGCATTAGACGAAAGCAGCGAAGATCTTGTATGGAATGGAATCATACAATCTGCCGTCAATCAGGTTGAATCGGACACATCGAGGTCGATTTGCTGGCAGAGATGGAAGCTGATTTTGGACGAGTGGCCGGACACGATCCAAATTTATAACTGTCCGGTTATATCTGTTGAGTCAGTTAAGTACTACGACTATTCAACACCAACGGCCTCCCTGATCACCGTCAGCCCTTCAGAATATGCTGTCAGCCTGACGGAGCCTGCTCGCGTTGCATCGTCTTTCCAGTGGTACTGGCAACCATCAAGGCCACAGATCGGTGCTATCGAGATTACGTTTACTGCTGGATACGTCGTACCTTTTACGTCGAGTACAACTACAAGTTATCTGACGTTTACGGACTACGTTCCTGTTAACGGTAACAGCTTCCGATTGACTAATAGCGGCGGCGAATTGCCACTGCCGCTGATTGTCCGCAGAACATACTACATGGTCAATTGTTCCGGTTCGACATGCCAGTTGTCACTGACTTCTGGTGGGTCACCAATAACTTTGACGACTAACGGATTCGGGCTACATTATATCGGTGAAGTGCCACAGTCGTTGATGCAAGCAATCAGAAAGAAAATTGCCGTAGATTTTGCTGACAGGGAGGGATCTGAAGTGTCGGCACGATGCGAGGAATCTTACCTGCAATCACTTAGAGCCACTAAATACACGGTGATCTAATGTTGAAGAACTCTAATATTTCAAACGCAGCAGGAAGAAGAAGCAAGGAGATCATCGTACAGGTGGCCACTGACGGGATCGCCAATTCTATGGGCGAAGTCAGACCAGTGTTCCTTACGAGCTACAGTCGCTTTGCAGAGATCGTTGGTACAGCAGGTCGAGAATTTATCGCAGCGATGACCGTTCAGCCAATGTTGAAGTTTATAGTCAAGCTTCCTTACGATAGTTATACGAAAAACATCAACCCTAGAGACCGTATTTTAGACGGTACGGTTGTATACAATATCTCTGAAGTCATGAACGAGAGAATGAGTAACGAGAAGATGGTCCTTTGGTGCGTAGGAGAACAGTAATGCCTTATGTCACCGTCAAGTTAGACTCTTCAATCAGAGAATCCGTACAGCGGTCAATAGGAAGCTTTTCGGAGAAAATTCAGCTTCGAGTTTTTCGACTCGCAGGCAAAAAGGCAATGGCTGTTTTAGTGGAAAACATTAAGAAGCATGTTCCATACGACGACACTAAGGCCGGCGCAAGAAAAAGAGCTAAAAGCGGAAGAGGACACATTCGCGATAACGTAATTTACAAAACATTAAGCTATCCATCGAGCAATAAAGTTCTATTTATTGCAGGCTATCGAAGCGGAACTAATCAGCTACAGACACTTATGGAAAAGTCAAACTACCTGACTTCTCCACGCCGTAAAAATCATGAGTCGAAAACCGGAAGAATCATGAAGCCTGCGGGTTTCATGAGAGACCAAGAAAGATACCAAACAAGGAGCGGGGCATGGAAAACTAGGAAGTTACCCGACAAAAAAAGAAGAGACAATCGATTGTCTACCGGAAGCCGTCTTATTCGTGGTGTTAGTGGATCATCTGAGGATCAGCCAAGTACCGGAGACTTTCCCCGAGGAAGAATACCGTTTAGGCCACTAGAAAAAGCGTTTGACGAGTCCATATCTCAGATGCAGTCTATTATTAATAACGAGATTCGAGCTGGGATCGAACGCATTTTGAAAAAACGGGAGACGTGAGACCTTGGCAACTGAGTCTTCGTATGATGCCGTGATATCAATCTTGCAAGCAACAGCGTCCGTAACGGAACTCGTTGGTAAGAGGATATATCCACGCCTTGCTCCGCAGAGCGCGTTGAAGAGATCTGATGGAGGTAGTTTATTTGAATCCTATATCGTTGTTCGCCGTCCGGCTGGAGAAGAGAGGACTCGTAAATTATCCTCGCGAGACACGTTCCGAAAAACGCCAATGACGGTTTATTGCATGGCTGATGAGCATCTGAAAGCATGCCGAGTTGCTGACGTAGTTATGCAGACTTTGGATTCGACTTCAACAAGCCAGACAGGTTCTCAGTCATGGGGTTCATACCTGATAGACCACTGCGAAGTTATCGATTGCTACGATGCGTCTATGGACCCGAGCCTAGCAGATGAAATCGGATTCCCAATTGAAGCAATAGAAATCAATCTCTATTACAACTGCTAAACTGGAACGGACATGGTACAGGCATACGCAGCAGGAACTTTTTTTGGATCAACAGTTGTATTCACAAGCGCGACTACACTTCTGGGTAACGTCAGGGCAGTTAAGTGGACTGGAATTACTCGAAAAGAAATAAATACGACGGGAATCAATAGCACTGATGGCGTTGAGACTTTTATCACAGGAGACATATTAAATGCTGGAGAATTAGAGGTTGAAGCTCAATACAGCACACAGTTAAACTACATGACGTTGTTGCTCGCAAACCGAAACGACACAGTGACTATTACGTTTCCGAAACGATCAACAACATGTAACGGTGCCTTGGCCTCTTCAGCGGCAAGCATAGCGTTTCCTGTAGCAATCCTCTCTGCCGAGCCGGAATGGCCAAACGATAGCCTGTTGATAATTAAGTTTAAGCTGAAGGTTTCTGGAAAACCCACAACAGTTGTAGCGAATTAGTTTTAATATTGTTTCAAAACACTGTTTAAAAGGGTTATCCGATGGCTGATCAAGCATATGCTGGTGGAACATTTTACGGTGCGACCGTGGCTTTCACCACTGCGACAACACTGACTGGAAACGTCAAGTCCGTAAAGTGGTCGGGATTAACACGAAAAGAAGTTGACACTACTCACCTATTGTCAACGAGCGGGATGATGACATATATCCCGGGCGATATGATTGAAGGCGGTGATGTTGAGATCGAGGCCCAATACAGCACTCAGTTGAACTATCAGTCGCTACTTATCGCGAATCGATGCGACACAGTTACGATTACGTTCCCGAAGAGAGGCACAACATGTGGTGCGGCTTTGGCCGGTACTGCTGCAACGATTGCGTTTAGTGCTGCGATATTGTCGGCAGAGCCTGATTGGAGTAACGACAACTTGATGACTATTAAGTTCAAACTTAAGGTTTCCGGTTCAATCACTTCTGTTGCAGCACAGGTGTAGTATGTGGTGCTTTGCTATTGCATTGGCTTAATGTTATTTCAAAACACTGTTTAAAAGGGTTATCCGATGGCTGATCAAGCATATGCTGGTGGAACATTTTACGGTGCGACCGTGACTTTCACCGCTGCGACAACACTGACTGGAAACGTCAAGTCCGTAAAGTGGTCGGGATTAACACGAAAAGAAGTTGACACTACTCACCTATTGTCAACGAGCGGGATGATGACATATATCCCGAGCGATATG